CTGATGTTTATTCTTTAAGATTGTCAGACGGAAACACGTATAATATTGTAAAAGAAAGACAAGGTTATATTATTAAAGAATCATTTAATGGTGAACAACACTATATTGATACTATACAAGAAAGAAAATATTATAACTCATATTCTCAAGCACTTAAAAGATTAAATTTAATGGCAAAAGAAATGAATAGTCTTTATGGTAACAAAAAAGGTACCGCACTTTTTGAGCAAAGTAATAAAGACGAGTTTGATAGTGAGGACGGTGAAAAAAAAAAGTACTATCTAGATTTAAGTGATTTAAAAAAAGAAAAAAAAAGTAAAGAACCTTTAGAAGAACAAGGTACAACACCACCACAACCGGCTGACCCAAACGCGTTGACACCACAACCGGCTGACCCAAATATGTCTCCACCAACAAATAACCCAGCACCAGATAGTTTAAATACTGGTGGTGCTATGGGACCTGGAGATATGGGGTCTGGAGATATGGGACCTGGAGATATGGGGTCTGGAGATATGGGACCTGGAGATATGGGACCTGGAGATACGGGACCTGGAGATATGGAAAGTGGTATGGAACCAGAAAACGAAAAAAAAGGTGAAATAACGTTTAAATTAATTCAAAAATTAACTGGGAAATTAGCACAAAAATTAAGAAAATTTGGTGAAAAAGAAGAAATGTCATCAGATGATATTAAATATGTTATAAACTCAATAATTTCGGCAATAGATATTGAGGCGTTAGATGAAGATGACATTGAAGAAATTATAAACCGTTTAGAAGGTGAGGAAATTGAAGATGAAGAAGATATAGATTCAGAAGACGAAATGGGTGGTATGGGGCCAGAGCCTGGTTTAGAAGGGCCGCCACCATCACCAGAAGAAACACCAAAACCAACTGGTGGTGAAATGGCTGAAGGTTATAAAAATTTTGGCGATGCTTTTAAAGAAAAATTTGAGAGTGCGTACACATCTGTTCTTGCTGATAAGATGATGGAAAATGAAAGAAGAAACGGAAGAAAAAATCGACATTTTTACAAACATTTTGAACACGGTACGTTTGGAGAATCAACTGTAGATAATATAATTTCTAGTTATTTTGATATTAAAGAAGATGAATATTTAATTAAAGAAGAAAAAATTATAAAAAAAATTAACGAAATTAAAAAAATTAATAAAGAAGAAATTAAAAGACTTTCTGAAAGTTTAAAACAAGAAAGAATGGCTTTAAAATTTATTGAAAAATACCCTAAAGCAACTATTGTCGGCTCAACCGTTAATAAAAACTTAATTTTTAAAAATGGAATAAATGAAACGAAAATTTCTATTGACGGTAAAATATTATGAGTTTTTTAATTTACATAAATGGTTTAGGACCTAACTATAAGGGTGACAACATTTATGAATTTATTTTTTCTGACACTACTGAAGATATTTGGGGTGAAAATTGGGAATCAAAACCGGCAAATGGTTATCCTTCACCACCAGATATAGAATATATAAAAAAAGTTGGTACACTAAAAAAAGATAGTATAGTATTAGATTTAGTGCAAGAGTCTGATGTTTTTTCTGTTTTAGATGCGATAGACGGTGTAATAGCTTTAGGTTGGGAAAAAGAAAATAATGAAGTTGATTTTTCTCTTGTTAAGAGGTTGGTTTTTAAATATGGAGACACTGAACAAGAAGTAAAAGATAAATTATACGAACGAGATATCGTTTTAGAATTTGAAAAAAAAATGATGTATGAAAACTGATAATATTAAAGTTTTATTAGACAATGGTTTAGAATTAAAAACCATTTCAAAATTAACGGAATCTCAAATAAGAGTTTTGGCCGAAAAGTTTAAAAAAGAAGAGACTAAAGAAGAAGTAAAACAAACCGTAACTAACGCTATTTATGACCCAAATAACCCTACAGATCAAAAGACCTTGTCCCAAAAAGGTATTCATATTGACCCAAATACTAAAAAAATCTCAATGACATTAGGGCCAACAGGTGAAGTAAAAGAGGATAATACAATTAATATTGTACAAGATCCGGACGCAACTGCAGATGGTATGCCAACAACTGAAGGTGAAATGAATGAAAAATTTGAGTCAAAAGCACAACAAAAATTTTTCTGGGCTAGATGTAACAAATCAAAAGATAAAAGTAGTAAATGGTGTAAATGGGCTGAAGAGTTCTCTGATAAAACAAAAAACTTTAAAAAACTACCAGAAAAATTACACCCAGAAAAAACTGTTAATATTAGAAAAGAAAGTTATGATCAATTTTTAGAAGATAGTATTGTTGAGATGGTTGAAAAATATATCAATCCTAGTATGACAAAATCTCAATTAATAAAATCAATAAATGAAAAAGTTAATAAGTCAGAATCTTTTATGTTGAAAACACCAAAAAAAAATTCTATGTTTTCAAAAGACGAAGGAAAAGAAATGAAAACAATGAAAAGACCTATTGGTAAACTATCATCGATTGGTGAAAACACTAAAACAGTACCATCAAGACCAGATACAGATACAGATAAAAAAGAAAAAGGTAAAGATAGGGATAAAAAAACACCTTACGGACCAAAACACAATCCTAAACCAAAAGCTTTTAAAGAAAAATTACCTAGTTTTTTAACTTGGAATAAACTTGGTGTTAATTTAAAATAAATAAAAATGGGAAATTTAAGAGATAAAGAAATTAGTAGAATTGTTAATCGACTTTTAAAAGAAGCACCAATTGATTATGAAGGTCCGGAAAGAATGGACCCTAGTATTGAAAGAAAGATTTTAAGTAAAAGTACCCCATACTCAAAACATCCAGCGATGCCAAGAATGAGTAGAGATTTTGTTGAGTTAATTTCATCAAAAAGATTTAATGATACACTTAATAAATTAAAATCTGTATTAGAAAGAACAGTTGGTACAACAAGACAATTAACAACTGGCAATCCACTTATGAATCTTATGATGTTAATAATGCAAACTCTTAGAAAGAGTTCAGCAATAGAATCTAGACATAAAGAAGACCTTGAAAATTTAGCTGTTGAATTAGTAAAAAAAGAAATGGGAATTCCTCAAGGTGTACTACAATTTGACGCTAAACTTGTTGGTATGGGTCAAAGTGAGTCAACGCAAAATATGAGAAGACAAGCTGAAGAACCATCAAGAGAAGAAATGATGGACGCTTTTAAAAGTGCTCAACAACACGAAAATGATGTTGAGGCCTTTTTAGATGCTATGGATAATTTTGATAGAGAAAGAGCTAAAAGAAGAATGATAAATGCACTTATTGGTGGTGCGGCTAAAAAAGGTCAATATATGTATCATATGGTTTCACAAAAACTAAATGAAATTGACCCAGGTTTAATTGATTTGTATGGTGTAACTACCGCTATTGTGGATCACTTATACTGGTTATATCCAGAAGAAACATTAGAAGCAATGTCTGGACAAGGTGGTAGTGAAATTGGTACATCAGAAATTAATAATCAAACAGACCCACCAACTGTGAAAGCAAGAGGGGTTAATTTCCCAACATTAGTTCACGAACTTGTAAAAGGTGTTTACGAAGTGTTTGGAACACATGGATTACCTGATGACCCAAGACAAGCTGAAATGGTTATGGCCGCAGAAGATACAGTTCCAGCTGAAGCTTGGGATTTAAAATTAGGACCAGTATTCTGGGAATTATTACAAAAATCATATCCTATTGAAATTCTAACAGAAGAAGATATGAAACATATCCAACACTATCTTTTTATGAGATTGAGTGCAATGCCAGCAGAAGAATTTTTTCAATTATTTAGAGAAGTATTAGAAGAAAAACCATCTGGTAAAGAAAAAATACAAAGAATGGTAAATGAAATTGTTAGAGAATTGGAAGAAAATGATGATGACGAAGAGGACGAAGAAGAAGACGATGACATCTTATCAAAATTAGGTTTATAATAAAACTATAAAATAATATAAAACCCCCTTTTATGAAAATAACTGGGGGTTTTGATATTTATATTAAAATATATTTATGAGTTTAACTAAAGAACAAATAATGTTAGAATATGTGAGATGTATGAAAGACACTCCATATGCTTTAAGAACATACCTACAAACTTACGATAATACAGTATCAAAATATGTTCCTTTGGAATTATTTCCAGATCAAGTATCATTACTAAAAGATTATGAAGAATACGAAGAAAATATTGCATTAAAATATCGTCAGGCTGGTGTATCAACAGTAACTGCCGCTTGGATATCTAAAAGACTCGTATTTGCTAAAAAAGAAAGACCAGAAAAAATTCTAATTATTGCTAACAAACTTGATACATCAATGGAGATGGCAAATAAAATTAGAGCCTTTGTTGAACAATGGCCAAAATGGGTTGGTTCTGGATTTTCACCGGATAAAAATTCACAAAGACATTATAAATTAACAAATGGTTGTGAAGTAAAAGCTGTTGCAACATCACGAGATGCCTTGAGAGGTTATACACCAACAATTCTTGTATTTGATGAGGCCGCGTTTATCGAAGCTGATGGTGATTTCTGGGCAGCTTGTATGGCATCACTATCTACCGGTGGTAAAGTAATTGTTGTGTCAACACCGAACGGATATGACCCAATTTATTATGAAATATACAATCAAGCAACAAAAGGTATAAATAACTTTAAAATATCTGAAATGTTTTGGTGGAAAGACCCAAGATACTCAAAAGACTTGTTTTTGGTACCAACTGACGATATGGTTGATTATTTGTTAAATAAAGATGAAAAGGACCATTCTAGAAATATTTCATTTGCCGATACGGACCCATATGAAAGAGATTATGAAAAAATAAAAGAATACTTTTTACAAGGATATAAACCTTGTTCTACTTGGTATGAAAAGATGGTTAAAAAACTTAAATATGATAAGAGAAAAATTAACCAAGAGCTTAATTGCGAATTTCTTGGGTCTGGAGATAACGTATTTGACGCAAAACAACTTGATTATATAAAACAAAATACAATACAGGATGCTCCAAATAAAATGATGGGAAATTCATTATGGTTGTGGAAAGACCCAGTTCCTGGGCATAAATACATAATGGGTGTTGACGTTTCTCGTGGTGATAGTGAAGATTTTTCTTCAATTCAAATTATTGATTTTGATGAGAGAGAACAAGTATTAGAATATGTTGGAAAGATACCACCAGACGCTTTAGCTGAAATTGCATACAAGTGGGGTTTAATGTATAACGCATTTTGTGTTGTCGATATTACCGGTGGTATGGGTATTACAACCGTTAGAAAAATGCAAGAGCTTGGATATAAAAGTCTTTATATTGACGGTGTTGATACTATGAATATTTGGGCCGTTAATAAATCATCTGTCGATAAAATACCAGGAATTAACTTTAACAATAAAAGAGTCCAAATTGTTGCGGCATTTGAAGAATATGTTAGGCATAAATTTAAAATAAAAAGTGTTAGACTATACAATGAAATGAACACTTTTGTTTATGTTAATGGTAGACCGGATCACCAAAAAGGACAACACGATGACCTTATTATGGGTATATCTATGGCAATATATGTTGGCGAATCATCATTTTCAAAGTTAGAAAAAGTTACAGAAAAAACAAAAATTATGATAGATTCTTGGACTGTAGCAAATAATGATGCTGTTGCAAAAGAAGTTTATTTTAACCCAACATTACCAAATATGAATATTAAAAATGAAAGTTTTAATCGTGATTTTTCAGGACCATCAAAAAAAGATTATATGGAGTATTCTTGGTTATTTGGTAAGAGATAATATTTATTACTATGGGATTGAGTCGTAGAAAAAAATCTGGAAAAAAAATTGGCGGGTCAAGACTTATTGTTGACGGACAAGAAATCTATTCAACAAAAACTTTTCAACCAAGTTTTAATAAAAAAAGAAAAAGATATGAAGATTTTGTTGAAGCACCATTAATTGTACCAACAACCACAACTACAACAACAATACCAATTGAAACTTGTAATCTTGAAACACAAAATTTTGATAATTTAATTACACAAAATAATTCTAATATCATATTTTGTTAAAACATTTATAAAAAAAAGAAAATTATTAGATTTTAAATATGGAACAAAATAATCTAACAATATGGCAAAGATTGTCCAAAACATTTGGACCAAACTCACTTCTTGATATGGATTACCCAACATATAAGTTGGACAAAAAAGTATTATTAAGAACACCGGATAAAGAAAGATATGAACAAGAAAAGTTGCAAATGCAACAAAGTTTATATATTTCAGATAACTGGAAAAAAATTGAAAATAATTTATACGCACAAGCGGTTTATTATGAACCAAATAGAATTTCTGCATTTTATGATTATGAATCAATGGAGTACACACCAGAGATATCAACAGCATTAGATATATATTCTGAAGAATCAACAACACCAAATCAAGATGGTTATGTTTTACAAATATATTCCGAATCAAAAAGAGTTAAGGCAATCTTAGCCGATTTATTTAATAAAACTTTAGATGTTAGTATTAATCTACCAATGTGGGTTAGAAATACCTGTAAATTTGGTGATAATTTTGTTTATTTAAAATTGGACCCAGAAAAAGGAATTGTTGGTTGTTTACAATTACCAAATATTGAAATTGAAAGACTTGAAAGGGGGATGGAAGCTAGAACAATTAGTGCAAACATTGGTACCGATATTCAGTTTAAAAACAAAACAATGAAGTTTGTTTGGAAAAACAAAGATATGGAATTTAACACTTGGGAAATTGCACATTTTAGATTACTTGGTGATGATAGAAAACTTCCATATGGAACATCAATGTTAGAAAAAGCTCGTAGAATTTGGAAACAATTAGTATTAGCTGAGGACGCAATGTTAATTTATAGAACAGCAAGAGCACCAGAAAGAAGAGTTTTTAAGGTATTTGTTGGTAATATGGATGACAAAGATGTTGAAGCTTATGTTCAGCGTGTTGCAAATAAATTTAAAAGGGACCAAGTTGTTGATTCTAAAACTGGTAATGTTGATTTAAGATTTAATCAAATGGCCGTAGATCAAGATTATTTTGTTCCTGTTCGTGACCCCGCACAAGCGTCACCAATTGAAACTTTGGCAGGAGGTCAAAATATGGGAGAAATTGCTGATATTGAATATATTCAGAAAAAATTAGTAACAGCTCTTAGAATACCAAAAGCTTATCTTGGTTTTGAGGAACCGGTTGGTGATGGAAAAAACCTATCATTACTTGATATTCGTTTTGCTAGAACAATTAATAAGATTCAAAAATCTATGATTGCCGAACTTAATAAAATTGCAATTATTCATTTATTTTTATTAGGTTTTGAAGATGAGTTACATAACTTTACACTAGGTTTAACAAACCCATCTAAACAAGCTGATTTATTAATGATTGATGTTTGGAAAGAAAAAGTAACTCTTTATAAAGATATGGTTACAGAAATTCCAAATACAATACAACCAACATCAGCAACTTGGGCTAAAAAACACATTTTTGGTTTTTCTGATGAAGATATTAAACTTGAGATTCAACAGATAAGATTAGAGAGAGCTGTTGCTGGAGAAATAGCAAATACAGCAACAGTAATTACACATACTGGATTATTTGACACTGTTGACAAATTATATAAAACTGTTTCTGGTGAAACAGTTAGTGCTGGAGGAGCAGCTGGAGGTGCAGCACCGCCACCACCACCACCACCAGCTGGTGGTGCACCTATGACTGATAGTGTTGAAAAAACAAATTTAAATATATTATTAGAAAGTGATGCGTTATTTGGTGATGAATACATTGATTTATCAAAAGGTAAAAATTCTTTAGGTCAGATAGAAAATGAATTAGATAAATTATTAAATGGATGATATTTATTAAAAAAAATAAAATATGAAGTTCGGTATATTAAAATCTAAAATAGAAAAATGTTTGTTAGAGTCATATAAAAATGATAATCTAAAAAGAGAATTATTTGTTTTTAATGAATTAATTGTAAAAAACAAAAATTTAAATAAATTATATTATTTGTATGATGAATTATCAAAAAATAAAGGGTTAAATGAATCTATTGCAAATGATTTTATAAATGAAAGTATAACAATTTATGAAAATACTATTAACAAAATATCAAAACCAATTTTTGATGAGTTAGAGATGTGGGTTGGACACTTAAAAACAAATAATTTATATGAAAATATTGATAATTTGTTTTCAACAAACGTACTAACTTTAGAAAATAAGATTAAAAGTAAAAAAATTATTTTAGAAAATTTAATAAAAACTGAAGAAGAAGAAGTTTTATTAGAAAATATATCAATTAA